TCATGTTCCATATTTTAATAGTGGTCTATCAATCCAATCAAACAATTCAATTACACCTAATGGTTCAAAGCAAACTGTGAAATTATCAATAGATACATATAAACCATATTTACTCTTATACCAATCGAGAGCATCATCTAAAAAGTCTTCAGTTACATTAAGAAAATCAGCTAGCTCATAACGATTCACTATATGTAATTTATGAGCTTGTATTATTTTAGAAAAGGGAACAAGTCTCATGTATGCCCATCCACGTGCTCTCAACTCTTGTTTGCGATTCACAATACTGGTTAGATCAAGGATATCACCAGTTGTCGTGTAGTGATGTCCTATCTCTTCAGTAAGTATGCAGTATTTTTCGATGATAGAAGGTAATAATTTATTTACCCAAATGATGTTATCAGCATATAAGCCCTTGCTTTTCATATCATCTCTTTCATATACCTCTACACCCAAGTTGTCACATTCTATCAGTAAATCATCATATAAATGCATGGGCTACTCCCCTTTTTGTTGACGCGCCTTTCGTCTCATGGCTACAAAGCGTTTAAATTCTTCAATTTCCTCTAATTCTTCTTCAGTCCATTCATCTCCATCATGGTGTGCAGCAATAGTATGAACTGTATTATCTACTGGAAGATCCTTTATTTCAGTACGACCAAGTATGTAATCTACAGAAACATTAAAGAAATCAGCTACTTTTTCTAAGTTAGCACCATTAGGGATTTTCTTCTTCCAAGAATATAGTGAATTTTTACCTAAACCTAGCTTTTCTTCTAGTTCAACAATAGAAATTTTTTGTTCATCTGCTAGTTTTTTCACGCGATCAAACGTTGTCATATCAACCATCCTCTATGTTTATGGTTGTTAATTAAACTTTAATATAGATATATTTGTTGACATCTATAATAAAGTCTAATATACTGACCATAAGCTAATTTATTGGCTAAAAAGAGTATAAAAAATACGACCTATGTAAACACATTATTTCGTTGGGGAACGGGTAAAGTGTAGGTTTAACAGGCTTTTTATAAGTCTTATTTAGCTATGTCTGTATTCTATATTAAAGTTTAAAATAAGTCAATATTTACTAGAAATTTAGCTGATAAATTAGCTTAAAATCTAATTTTGTATGATGCGCTGTGATACCGAGCCAATGACGGTATATAAAAATCGAACTTATAGCTTACGTGACGGTAGCGACGTCAATTGATTTAAGGAGGTTGAAATATGCCAGGAAGTTTAGGAGCACAAGTTCGTTCTGAACTTTTCAAAAGGAAAATGAGCCAAAAGGAATTGGCTGAAATGGTCGGCATTTCAAATGCTTACCTATCAGATATTATTCGTGGTCGTAAAGATGGGCCTAAGGCACAAGAACACATAAAGCATATTTGCAAAATTTTAGAAATTTAGGGCTTCTACTAAAGGGGGTTAATGAGATGCGTAAAGTCCGAGGGGTTCAAGCATTAGTAGAGTATTTACATTCTAATAACTGTCCTATTGGGAGGACAACTATCTACAACTTAATGCGAAAAAAGGATATCCCATTTAATAAACCAGCTCCAGGTGTCTTGCTGTTTGACCTGGATGATATTGATAAATGGTTAGGTGGTGAAACCAAATGAAAACCACACCCAAACAATGGCTAGCAATGTCGGATGAGGTTAAGCAGGCTGAGTTGAATAAGCGAGCGAAAAAACGCTAGGTGGTGAATTAAATGTCCAACGGAAACAAGATCATCACACGTAGTAATAGCAAAATCATGATTCGGTATGGTGAGTTGACACGGATATTAAATGCTACAGAAATACAGCAATGGCACCATATTGTAGCGAAGATTGAGCGATTTCAAGATAACGAGTTGGAGAGGGGAGTTCAATGAAAATTAAGCCTGTACCAGTAACACTAATCGCAAAGGTAATGGTTAAAGCAGCATCACGTCAGAAGTAAATCTATCAAACTATTTGGAGGTTGGGAGTATGAAAGCACGATTAAATATTTTAGGTCGTAAACACAACATTATTTCTGTAGAGGTTCAAGATCCTGAAACAGGTGAAAGAAAACATATTTATGATAGCGAATTCTATTCGTATATGCCAGATGAGCAAAAGGTTGATTTAGCAAAAAACATCGAAACTCCATTAATTGTGGAGGAACGGACCAAACTGATTGAGCATCTTGACGAAATGATTGAACAAGAAAGTAATGAGCTAACAATCATTGCAATTGATGCTATGGAAGGCGAGCCAGACCTACCATTTGATAGTCATCTATCAATCAAGCAAAAAGAGTACAAGCTTAAGCAGCAACGTGTATTAGGTTTGATTGATGGGGTTGAAGAAGTCAAAGCATTCACGGAGGGGTATTTCGCAAATGTCGATTGTGAATCAATTGAAACGCAAAGCAGTCATTGAACAGCTGCAGAAGTTCGGTGTTACCAAAGTCGAAGGACAACCGCTGGAAGATGCCTTATACACATCATTGCTAAAGACACTGGCGCTAAAACGTGCAGCTCAATCATGAAGGGAGGCGACTGTTTGCGAATAGGTAATTCACATGCTGAAGTATACGACAGAGAATCAGATTACTGGCAAGACATTGAAGACGCGCAAAACGCCCAAATTGAGGCAAAAAAAAGCTTGTCAAAGGCTGCAACCGATGACAAGCAGAAACAAAAATTAAATCAAAATCAAATCACTGGTAGTGTACCACAGGAGGATGCGAAATGACAAAGTTTAAAGTTGGGGATAAGGTTCGATTCGTCGAGGATTATATGGATTACAAAAAGGGAGACATCGTAGAAGTTGAAGGTTTTTGGAGTGAAGGTATCAATTATATTGGTAAAGGAAACTCAACAGGTTGTTATTTTAGCAGAGTTGAATTAGTTGAAACAAAACCTACTAAAAATCAACGCATCACAGCACTCGAAAACGAAGTAGCTGAATTAAAGCTAATTGTTCATGAATTACGTGGTAAGAAATCAATTGAGCCATCCACAACTAATACTGTGGAGGACATCATCGAATTTGAAGGTCAGCAATATCGCAAGGTTGATCGTGAAGCATGTGAAGGTGATGTGGTTATTATCACAAAAGAGCATGAATCCAGTAATGCTTTTAAAATTAATAAACCTTATAAGGTATTGAGAGGTATCGAGATTAGAAGCGACCATCCTGACCATGGTTATGCAACCTATAACGTTTATACAAATTTAACTGATATTCGAACACCTAAAACAGTAAACGTATATGAACTAATCGAATCCAAACCACTAACACCAAATCAACAACGTGCTGCAATTATTGAGAAGGCTAAGAAGTTTGTTGAAGAAAAACTAGGTAGAGAACAAGCAGTACCAGATTCAAGAGGTTCTATATATGGACCTTGGTATTTAGAGGATTTTGACTTTGTTGTAAACACTGAAAAACGTACAATCGTTGCTTTGTGTAAAGGTACTAATGGAAAAGTAAGAGAAAGAGGTATCGCCAAGTGCGATCCATCTGACGTATTCAACGAACACATTGGAAAGGCAATCGCACTAGGACGAGCGCTTAGTCTTGATGTAAGTGAGTTTGAACAGGCAGTGCAGCCGAATGAGGTTGTTGTTGGACAAATAGTCAATTTTTACAGTAGATGGAACGGTCGTTTATTAGATTCATTTGAAGTTGCAAAAGTAGAAAAACAACCTGGAAGAATTACTACATTTAAAAATGAAAATACAAATAGTTACTTTGAATTTGAACCTGATAAAACTGGTGACAAAATCATCAACGACACTAACGCCAAATACGAGGAGGGTCAATAATGGCCACTCTTTACGAATTAACCGACCAATATAAAATGCTTCAAAATTTCATTGAAGAAAATAATGTTGAAGGTTTTGAACTAGCACTCTCGCAAATCATTGGTGATATTGGTGAAAAGTTAGAGGGCTATGCCATGGTGCTTAAAAATATTGAGTCGGACATTGCAGGTATTAAAACCGAGGAAAAACGATTAGCAGATCGCAGAAAAGCGATGGAAAGTAACCTTGCTCGTATTAAAGAGAATATGGCAGATGCCTTATTAACTGTGGAAGGCAATCGAGTTAAGACAGAAAAATTCACATTCAGCTTCCGTAAATCCACATCAGTACAAATTGAGAATGACGCTGCTATCCCTCCACAATTTATCAAGGTGGAGAAAACAATCAGCCGTTCAGAATTAGCTAAAGCACTAAAAGCAGGTGAGCAAATCGAAGGTGCTCAACTTGTTGAAAATCAATCATTAAGTATTCGATAGGAGGATAATTCATTGGCAAAAACAATATTAAATCAAAAAGAACGTTGGTATGCAGATTCATCTAAAGAGGCAGAGGAAATTGTTGCTGAAGCTAAACAAGATGATTCATTAACAATGCATAAGATACACGAAAAGCACAATTCAAAAGGTTTTTACTTCCTTGTAGACCTTGAACGCACATACAGCTCTGCAAAAGAAGAAATGGAAAAGCGTCCTGAAAAGGAAGATGCACCAGATGGTCAAATGAGCATTGAAGAAGTACAAGCTCAAGAAGAAGAATTACCTGAATTCAAAGATCCATTCGCAAATGTAGAAGCAAAAACAGATGCACCTACTGAAGACGTGCCATTTTAATAGAAAAGGAGTGTGGAAGGCATGCAAGTAGCTGATGCAATACGTGAGAAACAGAAGGCCTTAATTGGCTTAGTTGGCCCATCAGGTAGTGGTAAATCATTGTCGGCCTTACTGCTAGCCTATGGGATTGTAAAAGAAGCACATCCTGATTTACCAGATGAAGAGTTGTGGAAGAAGATTGGTGCTGCTGATACAGAGCACAAACGTCTACTAAATTACGTTGGACAAACACATGGAAATGTCACTATTGGTTCATTCAAATACATTAATTTTGAACCGCCTTTTAACACTGATCGATACAACATGGCAATAAATTTATTAATACAACAGGGTGTAGAGGTCATAATTGTGGACAGCCTTTCGCATCAATGGCAAGGCGAAGGTGGGGTTGTTGAAACTCATGGTGGAATGCAAGGTAACTCGTTTCAAAACTGGGGTAAGCTTGCTCCTGAATCTAGCAAGTTAGTAAAAGGTTTAACGACTGCTGCAGTCCACATGATTACTACTTTACGAGTTAAAAGTGATTATGTAATTGAGTTAGTAGACGGCAAGAACGTACCTAAAAAGGTTGGCATGAAGCCAGTTCAAAAAGATGATATGGAATATGAGTTTGATACTGTATTTTCTATCGGAATGGATCACATGGCTAGAGTAAGTAAGGACATCACAAATTTATTTGAAGATGATGAATTTATAATCACACCTGAAATTGGATCAAAACTATATCGCTACCTTGAATTAGGTATTGATGTACAAGCAGAAGAACGAGCAAGACGTGAAGAGGAAGAAGCTAATCGTTTGAGTAATGTAGCCAATATCCGCGAGTTGTCTTCCACAGATGCTAATGTAGCTAAGATCGTTTCGGATTGCGAGTTTAAAGCAAATCTTCAACTAGAAAATATGACCGTAGCTATGGTCGATAAAATTATCAAATTAATTGGAGGAAAATAATATGTTCAAAATAAATCATGAAGAAGCAAAAGGTGGATTCGAATTAATCGCAAAAGGTGATTACGAAGTAACGGTCCATAATTACGAATTAAAGAAAGCCGAATCATCAGGCAATAACCGAATTGTTGTAGATTACGAAATTCGCAGTGACGTTAACCAGCCACATCAAGGCCAAAAAATCCTATTTGACAACTTCACAGTTACAGAAAAAGCAATGTGGCGTTTACAAGCAATCGCAAAGGCAGCGCAATTCCCGGATGGCATGATTTTCAATTCTTATAAGGAGTGGGCGGACACGTTAGTAGGTAAACATCTAGTTGTAACAGTTGGCCATCGTGAGCATAATGGCAAAACGTATCCAGAAGTAACTGGTTTTAAAGAATCAACAGCAGGTGCGCCACAAGGTAGTGGCCCTATTACAGTAAATGAGGATGACGTGCCATTTTGATCAGTAAATAAAATTTCATAGAGAGGTCTGTTTTAGGCGGACTTCTCTTTTTTATACCTAAAAACAGTGAATGAGGTGCCAAAGTGACTGAAATTGAATCTAAATTACGCAATCAAAATGGTCGTTTAAAAGCAACAATTAAAAAGAAAAATCACGTTATCCGTACTATTGATCATCACAACAATAGATTAGGAAATCAAAACAGAGCGTTAGAAGCATGCATTAAATGCCGCAATAAAGAAATTGAAATGTTAGTGGATTTATTAAAATTCTTCGGCATTGAATCTGAATTAATGGATTTTAGCAAACGTGTTGATTTAGCTAGAAAAGCATTGCGAGAATGCTGAAAAGAATGAAGGTGGCACTATGAAAATAATTCCATACAATTTCAACGATATACCAGCAGAGTTAAGGCAAATGCCTAACTGGATTCTGTGGAAGGCTGAAACAAAGGGTAACGGTAAAATCACTAAAATTCCATATCAAATAGACGGTAATGAAGCTCGTTCGAATGACCCACGTACATGGTCAACTTTTCCGACTGCAGTTAAGTTTTATACACAAACAGATTTAGATGGTATTGGCTTCGTTTTTAGTCGCCGTGATAATTTCGTGGGGATTGATATAGATGAATGTGTAACTTATCGTTCTGATGATGAAAAGCGTGAAAATCCCATCATTAATGAATTCGGTAAAGAAATTATCGACTTATTCGATAGTTATACAGAATTTAGCGTAAGTGGAACAGGTATTCACATCATAGTCAAAGGCAGTCTACCGCAAGCAATATGTGGGACTGGTCGTAAAAATAGCAAACTAGGATTAGAGGTTTATCAATACGGTCGCTTCTTTACAATGACCGGTAATCGTGAAAATTCAAATGACATACTTGATCGCACAGAAGAATTAAACGAGCTCCTTGAAAAATATTTCGATGATAGCGATATTCAAGGTCGCATTCGTTTGCAAGATTATGAGAAAGACGAAATTAAATTATCGAATGAGGCTCTTTGGGAGAAAATGTTCCGCAGCAAGTCGGGTGATGAAATACGTTCTATGTTTAATGGCCATTTGATTAATGATGACCATTCCTCAACTGATTTAGCGTTATGTAATCATTTAGCTTTTTGGACAGGTCGAAGTGCCACACGAATGGATAATATGTTCCGAGAAACATCATTAATGCGAGATAAATGGGACAGAGTTCATCATACAGACACAGGGGAGACATATGGCGAACGTACAATTTCAATGGCTATTTCTTCTACTACAACAACAATATTGGACCATAAGCATGAGGCAGAGTACGCCGAATTTTCTTTTGACTTCCACAGTAATGAAGCAGTTGAAGAGGATAAGCCAGAATTACCAAAGAAGAAATTTCGTTTAACTGAACTAGGTAACGCCGAGCGCATTGCCTACGAATATGGTCACGCTATCCGTTATGTATCAGAAATCGGCTGGATGATTTGGGACGGTAAGCGTTGGCGCGTTGATACAAAGCGAGAAATTGAACGAATTTGCAACAAGGTTTTACGAGGTATGTCTAAATCAGAAGATGAGGCAGAACAAAAGTGGTCACGTATGTGTGAACGCAGAAACATTCGAATGAACAGCATAAAAGATTTAATGCCATTAGTTCCAGGTGAGCGTTTAGAGTTTGACCGCCAAAAATATTTATTCAACGTATTGAATGGCACTATTGATTTAAAGACAGGAACATTACTGCAGCATGATCGCGAATTAAAATTAACCAAACTTGCAAACGTCGAATTTGTGGAAGGGGCTGAATGCCCAACGTGGTTATCATTCCTAGACCAAATCTTTCAAGGCGACAAAGAACTTATCGAATATATGCAGCGATTAATTGGCTACAGCTTAACAGGGGAAATCAGTGAACAAAGCATGGTGTTTTTAATTGGTGGCGGATCTAATGGTAAGTCGACATTTATTAATACAATAAAGGATTTGATGGGCGAATATGGCAAACAGGCAAAGTCGGACACGTTTATCAAGAAAAAAGAAACAGGAGCGAATAATGACATCGCTCGATTAGTGGGAGCTCGTTTCGTTTCTGCTATCGAGTCTGAAGATGGTGAGCAACTTTCTGAAGCATTTGTAAAGCAGATTACAGGTGGTGAGCCAGTATTGGCCCGATTCTTACGTCAGGAATACTTTGAGTTTATTCCAGAGTTTAAAGTGTTTTTCACTACGAATCATAAGCCTGTTATCAAAGGCGTAGATGAAGGAATTTGGCGCCGCGTTAAATTAGTTCCGTTCAATCTTCAACTACCAAAAGAAAAGCGTGATCTAAAACTTTCGGAAAAGCTTTCTCTTGAAATGTCAGGTATTTTGAATTGGGCTATCGAGGGGTGCTCGAAGTGGCAGAAGGATGGGTTGCAGGAGCCAGATGTAGTGAAACGAGCGACAGGCGATTACAAAGATGACATGGATATCCTTGGTCCATTTTTGTATGAACGCTGCTTTGTTGGGCCAAGCCAGCAAATCACTGCCAAAGAACTTTATGAAGTGTATTCGAATTGGTGCTATGCGAATGGCGAGTTTGCATTAAAAAATCGTGCCTTTTATCGAGCACTTGAAACAAAGGGCTTTAAAAAAGAACGTGGGAATGGAAATAAATTCTATATAAAAGGAGTTACTTTACAGGAGCGAAAAGTTAACGAAATTCAAGAAAAGTTACCGATTTCGGACGAAAATGAGGTCGAAAATTCAAAAAGTAACAAATTCGTAATTCGTTAGAAAGTCAGTCGTATCAAGGTGTTAAAGTACTTATATTTATATATTTATTATTTTTGTTATTTATTTTATATATAAACAAAAAAATAAAAAATATAAAAAGTATTATATTAGGAGCGTTAATACTCGAAATAGGTAACACTTTGTAACACATTTAATGAAATCCCTTGTGGCTGTAAGGCTCATAGCGTGTTACTTTTTGAAAAACACCCCGAAAAAGGGGTGAAATTAAGTAATTTTCGCTAACAGATGACGGTTTTTTAGTAACTCTTTTTTGAAGGGTTGTGTAAATAAATGGTTTTATATGTTTTATCTCAGATTTGGAAATTCGGTGGCGTTATTGAACGTTTACCAGATGGACAACTGGAATTGAAGAATCACGAAAAGATACCCGGTGAAGTTTTAAAGGCTGCCGAACCAATTTTCAATGAAATCGACACATACCTAAAATCTGTGGAAGGCATGAAAGGCGCAGATAAGACTTTGTGGAAAATGATCGTTGCATTATGTGGTTGGCAGAAAAATGAACTGATTAGTAATTTCTTAAACAACGATGAAGTTGCATTAAATCTGTTTTATGATTACCAGGCAAAGTTGGCGGTCAATGGTTGGAAGGAAATCTATATTGATTGGCGCCAGTATGAAAATGATGAATCGGCAAAGTTGAAAAAAGAAATACATGCAAGGGCGGTCGCTTTTGCCAAAAAGGGAGGGTGACAATTGATTCACTATAAATACACGGATAAAGAGATTGATAGTGTATTAAAAACATTAACAATCGTTATTGATACGCGCGAACAGGTGAATGATCATATTTTGCATTATTTAAGAAAACATGAAATTCCATTCATTAACCGTGCAATTAAAACAGGTGATTATGCTGCATTGATTCCAGCCAATGAAGAACTTGGTATCAAGCGTGATATTTGGCTATCTAGTCGAATTGAACGCAAAGCACATATGGATGAGATCACAGGCAACTTACAAAAAGATACGAAAACAGCTTTTGAAAATGAATTAATACGCGCTAAGGATATTCCTTTCACTCTTATATGCGAAGATCCTGACGGCTACGGAAAAATGATACGGGGCGAGTACAGAAGTCAGTACAAGCCATTATCTTTGCTGGGTACGATTAATAGTTTCAAAGCACGTTACAATTTCGAAATTGTCTATTTGGATAAAAAGTATAGTGGTAACTTTATTTATTACCATTTCTATTACCAGGCAAGGGACTTATTAAAAAATGGGGTGTTTTAATGGCTGAAACAAAAGAAAAATCTGTACTCATTGACCTTGGGATTGTACGAATCAAAGAATACGACTCACTAAACGTAATTATAGAGCGATTAGAAGAAGTAGTTAATCCAACCACGAAAGATATTTCTTGCAAGTGGCGATTTAAGGGCTATTCAGATACTATTTTGAACGCTTTAAAACAAATTGTTAACAAAGAGTTGCTGATTACACAAAACGGTGATAACAACATCGAAAACTATATAAAACAAGTTGTTGGTTCCAATGAAAGAGTATTAAAGGCATTAGAAGAAGGTCACTATACATCGTGAACATGCGCAATGGGATTCCTATTGTTCAGTCGGTGAAGAAGTCAAAACATCCACACTGTAGATTGTGGAAGGCCATACCCAATCCATTTACAAAGTATATCGAGGTGTTCATGACAGTCGATGGATGCGAAGTAAGTATAATCATGCCTTACGATTTCGAATGGATTCAGCAGTATTTAAACGAAGGCTGGATTGAGCGAGGAGTGTGGGATGTAGATGAACGTAGAAATGCTTGAGAAACGTGTAGCAATATTAAAGAAGGTTGATGCACTTACAAACAAATGTAATTGTCAGGCAGCCAATGAATACAATCATTGTTCTAACTGTAATCAGCTCCGCAAGTATGGCGACAAGTTAATGAAACTGGTGAATAAGCGAAGGGTTATTAAAACTGATTCAAAAAATAAAAAGTCTGGTCCAAAGCTAATAACTACTCTGACTAAAGCTGAGTATTTGGATTTAAAAAAGGATAAAAAATTGGATAGAGAAATCGCTGAAATGTACAAAGTATCACCATGCACAATTAGAAACTGGAAAAAGAAAAATGGCATTATTACTCCGAATAATTTAAGGAGAAGAAAGGTGATAAGCTAATGACAATTGAAGATCAAATTCTAGCTAATCCAGTGTTACGAGAGGTAAATGAACTGTTACAAAATCAAACAGCTAAAGGTCTAGCTAAGTACGGTAAAACAGTCAATCCAATGGATTATACAACTATCGAATGGATTGAACATGCTAGACAAGAGTTAATGGACGAACTAGTTTACTTAACAGTTTTAAAACAGAAAATGGAGGAACTACAAAATGAAACTAAATAAATTTCAAGAGTTATCAAAGCGTACAATGCCATTTGGCGGTGAGCCTAAAAATAACGTTGAGTATGAAAATGGCTTAACAAATTACGCTTTAGGCCTTATCGGTGAATGTGCAGAGGTATTGGGTGCAGCTAATGATCGTGAAGCTATTCTGAAAGAAATTGGTGATGTAGCGCATTATACTTTTGGGCTATTAACCTTCTTAAATGAAACGTATGAGCCACTAGCTAATTATGTTGTGGATGGCCCAAGGGAAAAGGTAATAGAAAAAATCATCATCATATCAGGTGAGATTTCAGAACAAGTTAAAAAGTTTATATATCATCGTCATGAATTGAATTTATCCAAAATGAAATTAGCATTAAAAATGTTAATAAAAAATTTAATCACATTAGCTGAAATGTACGATTCAACACTAGAACAAATTTGTGAAATGAACATCGATAAATTGAAAATGCGTTATCCAGATTCATTCAATATGGAGGATAGTAAAAAGCGTATGGATACGGTGAAGTAGAAAGATATTGTACAGGGAGGATGAAAAATAATGAGTACTAAACAAACTAATGATTGGCAATATAACAGACTTGCAGATGCTTGTGCTGAATTAAGGGAGGTAGTTCCAGAGTTTGTACAAGGTATAGATACGGTTACAATGGCATCCGATCCAGAGGAGGTTATTCACTTTGCTAAGTTATACATTGAGGAATTAACAAATGAAGTGAAACCTAACATTTGGTTAATTGAAGAACGTCTATCGTTCAAAGAAATTGACGCTAAACTGGATGAATTTAACGATATTTATTCAGGTAGATTGGTCATCTTAAAAAAAGACGGAGCGCATTACCGCATTACTCATTTCAGTATTTTGAGTCATAACGGTAAAGCTGAATATGCTGTAAACTATCATCCATTTAACAATGAAACAAAACACGATCATGTAAAAATCCGTCACACAAGACCAGCTAGAGAGTTCTTTGATGGACGATTCAGTTACTGAACATTTTGAGGAAATAAACAAACAAGGTAGGTGCTGCACATGCATTACGAGTGGTTAAAAAACTATCAAAAATTAGAGGATGAAATTGCAGACATCGAATTTAATTTAGAACGTAATAAGAAGGAATTGAAACGTTGGGTGGAAGGCGATCTAACAAAAGTGAAATTGACTTCAGAAAGCCATGGTGCTCAATTAGAAGAAATCATCGAAGCTTCTGAACGTGAATTAGCACATAAAATGAATGACTTAGAGGAAATGAAAAATCTGATTAGTTCATTCAGAGGGCTGGATAATCAAATCCTGTACAAGCATCATGTGGAGGGCAAAACGCTTATATCCATTGCAGATGAGTTAGATAAAAGCCCAAATTACATTTACAACAAGCATGCACAGATAATGAAAATGGTTAAGTATAAATATGCTGAGAGTGTCAATCAGTAATTGTGAAAGGAGTGATTCAAGTGGATATGTTTGAAAAATATTTATGGGAACCAATTAAAAAACACTGGGTTATAACATATTCAGTGTTGGCATTAATCATAATTTTACCTCCAATAATTAGATTGTTTTAAATCACAATTCTGTAGGAACTAATGTGAAACTAACTTAATGTAATGTTAAGTTGTAATTAAATTATAGAACCTATTGATTAATCGAGATATTATAGGAGTATCAAAAAGCGCACGGAAATGCGTACAAAATTTCCATTACAAAATAAACACGTTCGCTTGTACGTGTATGTCGGAAACAAGCGATTGAGACTACTAAATTGGTAGTCTCTTTTTATAATGACAATACGTTCCATTTATCCTATGATATAGGTAGATGGGAGGTGGGATTATGTCTCGTAATACTATTACTATTAATTACAATGATGATAACACTACAGTGTGTAAGTGTGGAGGTAAGCTTGTATATCAAAAAGAGTGGGATAAATTGTATGACAACTACGACAGAAATACGCCAGCAGGTTATTTAGTTGTCAATAGATTATACAATGAAGACGTACCTAAATACATTTGTGATTCTTGTAATGTAGAGGTTTTAGTCGTTTGTAAATAATAATGAAAATGAAGTCACATCTAACAAGGTGTGGCTTTGTAAATTGAAGCTAAACAAAGGAAAAGAAAATAATGAAATTAAAAGGATTTATACTAGTAGGATTAACAGCACTAATATTATACGGTTGTAATAGTAAAACAGATACAAGTACATGTTTAGGTGTAACAGCAACAAATTTAATAGAAGTACAACAAATGGTAGATACAGTTGAAACACTTTTGGACATTATAACTAGTGAAGGACTAACAAAAAATATCTTAAAAAGAGGAAACGAGTTAGTATTTGAAGAAATGGATAATGTAGATGTTGTTGTTAATACTGATGAAGACCAGGAGTTCAAGAATAGTTATTTGAAATGGAGAGGACATGTTATGGATATCGTTTATGGTTCTGAAAATTATTTAGAATATGCTGATCCAGATGATATGGAAAAAGTTCATTCAGCCATTGTATCTTTATCAGAGTTCAGAGCAGAGTTTGAAATCCTAAAACAATCTTGTGATAAATAAGTACATATATAACTTAAAGATGCACAAGTAAAATAAAAAGATTTTAGTCACGTCAGTTTGTAATGCACCCCAAAAGTTAGACCAAAAATCTAACTTTTGGGGTGTATTTATTTTGGCAAAATATGATTATGAGTTTAAGAAAAAAGTCGTTGAAGCCTACTTTCAAGGGCATGGAGGTTATAGACAAATAGCTCTTCAATTTGGTATTTCCTCAGGCCATGGAGTGGTGAGAAGGTGGGTGAAACAAGTAACTGCACTAGGATTTGATTCTCTTAGGAAACAGAAAAGACGTTCGGATTACACTATTCAATTTAAACTTGATGTCATAAACTATTATTTAAATAGTGGAGAATCTATCCGAGATGTCGCTCATAAATTCAATCTGCCAAATGACTCGATGGTTTCATTGTGGACTACGGCATTTAGAAAACATGGTATCGGTGGAATTTCTCCAAAAACGAAAGGACGTCCATCCATGTCAGACAAACCGAAGAAAACGAAGGAAGAAAAGAAATTATCGCGTGAACAGGAATTAGAACGGGAAAATGAATTATTACGTGCGGAGCTTGCGTTCATAAAAAAGCTTCAAGCTTTAGGGTTACCTGTCCCGGATCGTCTCAAGAAGTAGATGCCAGAATCATCCACGAACTCCGAGTAGAATTCAAATTGAGTATTCTTCTCGAAGCGACGAAGTTCCCTAAAGCGACTTATATGTATTGGCAAAAGCGATTTGATAGAGAAAATCCAGATGAAGAAATTGAGCGTGTTATTAGTGAAATTTTTGAAGAGAATTATGGTAATTACGGTTATCGCAGAATAGATAATGAATTGCGCAACCGCGGAATCGTTGTGAATCATAAAAAAATACAGCGTATTAAACAGAAACTGGGTCTACAAAGCGTGAAATTTACGAGAAAATCTCGCAAATATAGTACATACAAAGGCAATGTTGGAACGGTTGAGAAGAATCGTATTCACCGTCGTTTCCATACATCCATCCCACATCAAAAATTGACAACGGATACCTCTGAATTCAAGTATTTCGTTACTGGAGAAGACGGAAAAGTAACCATTAAAAAAGCTTATTTAGATGCATTTCTAGATATGTTTAATGGTGAAATAATTTCCTATCGATTATCTGAACGACCGAACGCACAAGCAATTCATGACGCTCAACTAGAGGCAATTGAACGGACATCAGATTGCCCTTTTCGACGAACCTTTCATTCAGATCGAGGATGGGCGTATCAGATGAAACAATACGCAAATCTACTGAAAAACAATAAAATATTCCAAAGCATGTCTCGAAAAGGGAACTGCTTAGACAATTCGCCAATGGAAAACTTCTTTGGCCTACTGAAACAAGAAATGTATTATGGAACTATCTATACTAGTTTTGAAGAAATAAAACAAGCAATTGATAAGTATATCTACTACTACAATCACAAGCGAATAAAAAGTAAACTTGCATGTAGTCCAGTCACCTATCGTGTAAGATTGGCTGCGTAGAAAGGACAAAAGTCGTTATGGAACTTCATAAACTACAAAAATTGAAAATAATAGTAGATCGGCCAATGGGCTATAAGGATGATTTTGATAATGTCTATCCGATAAATTATGGTTACGTACCTGGAATCATTGGTGGCGATGGAGAGGAACAGGATGTCTATATCCTTTCAAATAAGGTAAAGGGGCCAATAGATGAATTTACAGGTAAACTTATCGCAATTGTCCATAGAAATGATGATATTGAAGAAAAATGGGTCGTTACTTCAGAGGATGAAAATTACACAAAAGAGCAAATTAGAGAACAAATAAATTTCATGGAACAATGGTTTGATTCAAAAATTGAGCTTTTAAATTAAAATAACGAAGAGGAAGAACTCCTCTCCGAAATAAGTCTAACTTTTGGGGTTCACTACAGTTTGATGTGGCTTTTTATTATGCATCAAAATCCTATCACACACTAAATCCTTTCCAGTGTATTGTAGCGAGAAGGGGGTGTGAGTAATGAAGCGATTATCTATTATATATTGTGAAGCTAATGGTGAGTGTCTTGTAATGAATGAATTTAAAGATACAATACCTGTTTTGCCAAATGTAGGTGATAGAGTAGGCTTGGGAAGCGCTTTTTATGAAGTAGTAAACCGCGACTTTGTTTATTTAGAAGAAAACCAATCTGTGGAAGTGTATATTTATTTAGATAACTAATACATAAAGGTCATATCCAATTGGATGTGGCTTTTTATTATGCCTAAAAGGTGGTGTGTGGATGGCTAAAACATTGCTGTGGCTTTACGTAATAGGGAACATGATAATTCATGTGCTTTCTCAATTATTAGGGAGTGAGCGTGATGTTAATCTCTTATACTCTATATGGATTGCCATCGCTGTTATTGCAGTATGTGAGTCAATTGAAAAAGTAAAAAGTAAATGAATTGTGGAGGGATGAACAATGATGAGCTTAGAATTCTTCTCTCAGTATTTCAGTGAACTAATAAATACATCAATGAAAAGAGGGATAACAATGGATAAACCAAGCTTAACTATTAGACCTGATAAACCAGTTATACCTAAGAAAGTACCTAAAGGTATTACAGTATCAGTTGATATGGACACAGACAAAATGCAATTAAAGTTACGAGCAATCGCAAAGCATGTTGGTGCATTGGCTGATGAGTTGGATGCTATTGATAATGCTTGGCAATGTGATTGTGGGTCAACTGAGTTCGTTGACTTTTATTCAGATTCAAAAGTTATCAGACGTGAATGTGAGAAGTGTAGTGAACAATACGCAATGAATGATGATGAACTACCAACACATCCAGAAGGCAGCGACTAGCATCATGCAGCAATACAAAACAAAGCAAGAACAAATGAAGTTTTATAAATCCAAAGAATGGCGAACATTACGAGCTCGAATTCTAAAAGAACAAAACTATGAATGTCAGGAATGCAAACAACAAGGATTCGTAACTTTATCGGATCCAGATAAACACAAAACATTAGATGTTGACCATATCCTTGAGATTTCAACACATCCAGAACTCGCATTGGAACCATCCAATTTGCGGGTTCTTTGCATTCCACATCATAACGCCAAGCATGGTAGGTATCATCGTAAACCAAACAAATGGGAAGAAGATGAAAGATGGTAAAAAGTATCACCCCCCGGCCTAAAACTTTTCCAATTTATTTGGAAGTCGGGAAACGGTGATGGGGTGTTCTGTCCAGATTTTTAAAGGTTATTATTTCCACGCGAGAGGGGGGGAGGGGGTTAGACATGAACTTAGAAAATTTGAAGGCCCAGCTGATGAGTCGGATCGATATAAATGATTTGCTGGAAGTGAAGAAAGTTGAGCGATATATCGAGTTGCTTAAACTCGACAAGCAATGTGATGAAGCACTTGAAAGAGACGGATCCACTATCATCATAGAAAACGGTAAACAACGTTTCATTAAGAGTCATCCTGCTATGACAGATAAAACAAAAATAAATACTCAATTAATTGCTTTGGAAAAGTCGTTTAACTTTGTAGATGAAGGACTGCCCCCTGCTGCATCAACTGTGGAAGGCAAAAGCAAAGAAGAATATTCGGAAGATGATTTAATTTGATTAGCAATAAGTATGTGGACGAATATATTCAACTTTATGAATCTGGACAAATCAAACTGAATAACGAACGGATCATGTTGATTGAATATTTGCGAGAGCATGTATTGAGTCGAGATGAATTATTTTTTGATGACGATATGATTGAAAAATGTATCCGATTCGGTGAGAAGTGGTATTTCCCTTTACAACCGTTTCAGAAGTTTTTAATCGCATTCGTCTTTTTATTTTTCAAAAAGAATGGCCGTGTGTTTTATCGAAAGCATCTATGGATGCTTGGCCGTGGTGGTGGTAAGAATGGTTTGATATCTGTTGTTACCCATTTCTTGATTGGACCTCACCATGGGATTAGAGAATACAACGTTTCGATTGTTGCCAACAGTGAAGAACAAGCCAAAACTTCATTTGATGAAACTTACAACGTTATTGGTCGAAACAGCATATTAAAATCGATGTTTTATCGAACAAAAGAAAAGATCACAAGTAATAAAACTGATTCGATTTTAAAATTCCGTACTTCTAACGGTGAAACAAAAGATGGTTTGCGAGATGGAGCCGTTGTATTTGACGAGATACACCAATTTGAAAGCAACAAAGATGTTCGAGTCCATATTTCAGGACTTGGTAAAAAGAAAAATCCACGTGAGTTTTACATCGGTACTGATGGTTATGTTCGAGATGGCTTCTTAGATAAGCAAAAAGAAAAAGCAATGAAAGTTTTGAGTGGTGAAGCGCGGCCGAATGCATTGTTTCCTTTCATCTGCAAGTTAGATGACGAAAAGGAAGTTGATGATATTGATAGCTGGGAAAAAGCCAACCCAATGCTTTGTCATCCGCGTAGTGAATACGCTCAAGGATTATTCGATACGATCTTTGAAGAGTACGAGGACTTAGAAGACGATCCAACTAACCGCGAAGAGTTTATGACTAAGCGTATGAACTGCCCTGTGACCGATTTAGAGCGTTCTGTAGCTAAGTGGGAAGAAATACTAGCAACTAACCGAGAGATGCCTGATTTACATGGCAGAGAGGCTATAGGAGCGATTGACTTTGCTAGTATACGAGACTTTGCAGCTTGTGGTCTGTTATTCCGTGAGAATGGTGATTACGTATGGAAAACTCATTCTTTTGCCCGTAAAGAATTTGTTGATAAATATTACAGCTACAGCAAAAAACAAGATGCTGAAATGGCTGGTAAACGTAAATTTGCACCTATTCGAGAATGGGAAGAGCAAGGGCTATTATCAGTTGTGGAGGGCGAAACCATTGATCCGAATTTAGTTGTTTCCTGGTTTGTTGAAATGCGAAATTATTACGACATAAAAAAAGTAATCGGTGATAATTTCCGAATGGAAGTGCTAAAGCCTTTATTTGAAGCAGAAGGATTTGAAGTAGAGATTATTCGAAATCCAAGGGCCATCCACAGTTTATTAGCTCCACGAATTGAGCTTGCTTTTGCCAATCGTCAAATTATATTTGGGGACAATCCTCTAATGCGTTGGTACACAAACAATGTGCTAGTTGTTATCAAAAAAGATGGCAATAAAGAGTATCAAAAGAAAGAGCCTATACGTAGGAAAACAGATGGCTTCCAAGCATTTGTACATGCCATATATCGAGCTGATGAAGTGGCCGAAACGGATATAGGTAGCTCATTGGATGCACTCAACGCATTGAATTTCTAGAGAGGGGGTGAAAGCATGGGATGGCTACAGGATGTCCTTAATAAAAACAAAGAAATTGGCACGATGTTTGATGAATTTGATTTCTTTGGTATTGAAATAAGTCAACGAGCTTATTTAAAAAAGATGGCTTTAGAAACCTGTATTAACTTTATTGGCAGGACCATTTCGTTATCTGAATTTCGTATTTCAAAAGATATGAAGAAGATAAAAAGTGATTGGGATTACTTACTCAATGTAAGGCCAAATACAGATCAATCAGCTGCAGACTTTTGGCAAGATTTTGCTTATAAATTGCTTCATGAAAATGAAGTGTTGGTTATTTTAACAGACAATAATGATTTATTAATTGCAGATAGCTTTGATCGAATTGAGTATGCGATTTATCCAGATATTTTTAAAAGCGTGACAGTAAAGGATTACACATTCCAACGATCGTTTAATATGAACGAAGTTATTCATATTACTTACAACAATGAAAAGTTAACAGAATTTATGAATGGCATGTTCGAAGATTATACAAACCTATTTAGTCGAATGATTGAAACCAATATGTTTTCTAATCAAATACGAGCAACTGCTGAAATGGATTCGACTCAAAAACTCGATGACGAAAATATGGGGAAATTACAAAACTTCATCAATAAATTATTTGGTGCTTTTCGTAAAAATGCATTTGCAATTGTTCCTAAATTAAAGGGTTTCAATTATGAAGAGATAGCAGATGGTTCAAATAGTGGTAAGTCTGTCGAAGAACTAGCAAAAGTAAAACGTGATTTGATTGATGATGTAGCCAATATTTTAGGAATTCCTACATCTTTAGTACACGGGGATATGGCTGAATTTGAAACTGCAATTAAAGCTTATATCAAATTTTGCATTGCTCCATTGATTAAAAAGATATCTGACGAACTCAATGCAAAACTTATTGAGAAAGATGATTATTTGTCTGGCACAAAAATTGAAGTGATTGGAATTGCTGAATTGAATCCTCTTGAATTTGCTGATGCAGTTGATAAGTTGAGGGCTAGCGGTGTCTATAATGGTAATGAAATTCGCAGGAAGTTTGGTGATGAACCAGTGGATAATCCATTGTTAGAAGAATATGTTATGACTAAAAACTATAGTGGAACAATAGAAGGAGGTGAAAAAGATGAAGCATAAAATTAAAGGTGATTTTACAAGTTGGAACTCAACTATTTACGATTTCAATTACAAAATGCGTACAATCAAAGAAGATGAAGACATTGAACTACACATCAATTCATACGGTGGCGATGTTTTTCTAGGAATTGATTTATGTAATACCTTGCGAGCACATAAAGGTCATGTGACTGTTGTTGTTCCAGGTATTATAGCAAGCGCAGCTTCAATAGGTGCTATGGGTGCTGACACTATCAAAGCGTACTCTAATTCACAAGTTATGGTTCATAACGCTTGGACGATTGTTGCGGGTAATGCAAAACAGTTACGAAAAGCAGCGAATGACTTAGATTCGATTGGAGAATCTGTTTTAGCATCATATACTCATCGAGTTGATAAAGCTACAATGAAGAAATTGTTAGACGAAGAAACTTATTTATCAGCAGAAAAAGCCAAAGAGTTAGGTTTGATTGATGAGATTATTGATTCGACTGAAATCGAAGAAGTGGAATCAGAAATATTCTCAAATAAAGCCAAAGAGTTTAATAATTCCATTGCTGCCTCTTCTTCAACTGTGGAGGGCAACAAAGAATTGATGAACGAAATCAATAATTTGAAATCTCAAGTTGCTGATTTAACAACAAAAATGAATAATTCGAAAGAAGAACCTGAAGAAGCACCAACTCAAAAAGTTGTGGCTAAACGAAAAGGGTTCTTTTTTTAATACTTAAAACAGGGAGGGTCATTTAAATGACTATGAAATTAAAAGGTAAAATGGAAAACTTCAATGCTAAAAAACAAGCGTACATGGATTTAGTAAAGGCTGAAAATTCAACATCTGAAGAATTAGAAGTTGCTTTTAATGATATGTTCGCTGCTTTGCAAACAGATTTAACAGAACAAATTACAAATGAAGCACGCAACGAAGCACACGATGCTCAAATTTTAGCTGCACGAGGACAAAATGTATTAACTTCTGAAGAACGTAAATTCTTCAATGCTGTTGTGCTTGAAGGTGGATTTAAGGAAGATACAATCTTACCAATTACAACACAAGAGCGTGTATTTGAAGATCTAGTTACAGAGCATCCGTTACTTACTGTTATTGGGTTACAAGATTTAGGAGCAATTACACGCTTTATTTATTCTGATCCAACTAAAACATATGCATGGGGAGCATTATTTGGCGAAATTAAAGGTCAAGTAAATACAGCATTCCGTGAAGAACAAATTGGTCAATTAAAACTAACTGCCTTTGCAGCAATTCCGAAAGATATGTTAGAGCTTGGACCTGAATACGTTGAACGTTATGTACGAGAATTATTAGTCGAATCATACTCTGTAGGTTTAGAGTACGGTTTAGTTAATGGTCGTGGTCCAGCACAAAACGAACCAGTTGGTCTAATGAAAAACGTTGATTCTTCCACAGGTGCAGTTACTGATAAAACTTCTTCGGGTACATTAACATTCGCACCATCTGAATTTGGTCAAGTTGTTGCAGGTGAATTACATGATGTAATCAAAGCATTATCTAAAGATGCAAAAGACAAGCCACGTAAAGTGTTAAATAAAATTGTGATGTTAGTTAATCCAATCGATGCAATCTCTGTTCAAGCTCGAAATACAATTCAAACATCTAACGGCCAATGGGTAACTGCTTTACCATACAACATTCAAGTTGTTGAGTCTGAAGAAATTCCAGAAAAGAAAGCATTATTCTTTGTAAAAGGTGCTTACTTAGCTGCAATTGCAGGTGGCTACAAATTGAATAAATTTGATCAAACGTTAGCTATTGAAGATGCAATGCTTTATACAATTAAGCAATTTGCAAACGGTAAACCAAAAGACAACAAAACAGCTTTACTTTATGACTTAGATATTCAATTCAATACATCTGTGCCGACTCCTTAATTTTAGGGAGTCTGTACTTTTAGGAGGGATAAAATGACTCACAAAGTAGTTAGTCGTTTCAAGGAAACGAAGCATGATGGTCATATTTATGAGGTTGGTGATAATTATCCTGTGGAGGGCAAGAAGGCGACTAAAGCACGACTTGAAGAATTATCGACAACGAAAAATAAGTACCAACAAATCTTCATTGAGGAAGTCACAGAAACTCCTAAAGATAAGGAGTGATGAATGTGGATGTTATTACTTCAGAAATTATAAATGAATTCAAACTTCGAATGCGTTTAGGTGATGATGAAGACGACAATTTGAAGCGCATATTAAAGGCATCTCACGATGATTTACAGCGCATTTGTGGTGACTATGATATAAACACTCACGAAGTGTTTAAAGAGCTTGTATTCGAGCGTTCTCGCTATGTTTATAACGATGCGCTAGAATACTTCCACAGTAACTTTCTAACACAATTAAACAACCTTAACATTGATAAAGCACTCGAAAGTAGTGAAGTCGATGAAACAGTTTAGATACAACGAAAACAACCACAGTGGCTTGTATCGTCATAGGATTTTAATTCGTAAACGCACTCTGACTACAGATGAATTAATGCAAGAAATAGAAACGTTTGAGGACTACGGACGCTATTGGGCCATGATTAAAACGCTAAAAGGTAGCGAAATAATGGATGCCGGAAGAGAGCAAACAAAAGTCGAGAAACGTTATGTATTAAAGTATGCAAAATCACTAGATGAATTTATTGATAGTGAACATACGAGTTTTGAAGTGGTCCAGAATGGCGTTGTATATGATGTTAAAAGTGCCCTTAATGATGATGACATGAATAACACGGTCACAATCGTTGTAGAAGGGCGGTCATGATATGGCAACAAACATAAATAACCTTGCTGCTGAAATTAACCGTACTCTACGAAACTACGCTCATGGTGTTGGAGAAGATATAGAGAAGGTTGCTGAAAAAGTTGCAAAAGAAGGTGCACGACAACTAAAAATTCGTTCTCCTATTGGTGTAAGACATCGTTACGCAAAAGGGTGGCGAGCGAAAAAAGTAGGTAATCAATGGATCGTCCACAATACTGAATATCAACTTACTCATTTACTTGAAAAAGGCCATGCACTTGTTGGTGGAGGTCGTGTACCTGCACAGGTTCACATTAGACCAGTCGAGGAAGAAATGATTGATGAATTTGTACAAGGTGTTGAGGAGGCGATCAGAGGATGACTTTACCTGAACTAGCACAAAAGTTAGTAGCACTTGGTTATCCAGTAGCTTACTCACATTTTAAATCAGCGCAAGCGCCTCCCTTCATCTGTTACTTAGTTGTGGATGGCGACACATTCAGTACTGACGATACCGTTTTATTAGAATCTACCTATGTAGATATTGAATTGTATACAGTCAATAAAGACTTGATAGCAGAGAAAAAAATTAAAGACATGTTAAATGAAAACGAACTCCCTTGGTTTTATGATGAGCTATTCATCAGAAACGAGGGAGTTTTTAAATGCACATTTTCAATACAACTATTCAATTAGGAGGTCATTAATTATGACAGAAAAAGTATCATTTGGATTAAAAAATGTACACTTTGCACCATTTGAAATTGGAGCTGATGGAGTTCCTGTTTTTGAAACACCTATTCCTTATCCTGGAGCAGTTGAACTTACAAACGATCCAAAAGGGGAAACAACAGAATTCTTTGCAGATGACACAACTTATTATGTAACAGTATCTAACCAAGGCTATGAAGGTTCCTATACATCTGCAGAATTACCAGAAGAATTCCGAATTAAAGTATTAGGGGAAACGCTTATTAATGGTTTGTTGATCGAAAAAACAACAGCAAAAATTAAACCGGTAGCTCTGTTATTTGAATTTGATACAGATAAACGAGCGCGTAGACACGCTTTATTAAACGTAACCTTTAATCGTCCAGGCTTTGGTTCAAAAACTAAAGAAGCATCTGCTGAACCTAACACTAACGAATTATCATATATTGCCGCACCTTTGAATGATATGACAAAGATTACAACAAATGAACAAACACCAGATGATATTTATAACAATTGGTACAAAGAGGTGCAGTATGAAGCAATGACTACACCATTACCACCAACACCTTAATAAATGAACTGTGGAGGGCAAATAGATGGAAATTACATTAACTATCGATGGTAAAGAAATACCGTTTAAATCAAATGGTGCAGTTGCAAAACGTTACATGATGCAATTCCAACGCGATATGCTTAAAGATATTTTAAGTTTAGGTGTTACAGAGAAAAAGTTCGATGACATGACAGAAAGCGAAAAAGTTGTTTGGATGCGTGATAACATCGATTTCAATATGTTTTACGATATTGCATGGGTTTTTGCAAAAACAGCAAACAATACAATTCCAGATCCATTGTCTTGGCTAGAAACATTTGACGAGTTCCCGATTTTAGAAATTATCGAACCATTACAAGGTCTACTTGAAAAAACGATAGGTTCTAAAAAAAAGTAACAAATAACGGTGTTAATAATCCATCTGGTGAAATTAGCACCGAACAATTTTTAGTTTTATGTAAAGAATGTGGAATAACACATGATGATCTCGAAACAATGACATTCGGTATGTGCTTAGATTACATTGACGCATATTTAGAAACGAAAAATCCAAATAAAGAAAAAAAGAAAGTCCGCCAAGCTTCACAAGCGGATTTCGATATGTTTTAACACTTGTCTTTTGGCAGGTGTTTTTTATTTGTTCAAAAGGTAGGTGAGGGTAATGGCAAATGGACGTATTAAAGGGATTACAATCGAATTAAACGGTGATACAACAGGGCTAACGGATGCTTTAAAGGACGTTAATAAAGAAAGTAGCAAAGTTACTAGTGAATTAAGAGAAGTTGAACGTGCTTTAAAATTTGATCCAGGTAATACGGAATTGATTGCTCAAAAACAGCAGCTTTTGGCGGAACAAATACAAAACACTAGTCAA